ATGGCACCCCCGCAACCCCAACCAGCAACGGCGCCAATCCCGATGCGGGCAACCGTCGATCGGTGGTAGCCGCATTCGTGCCATCGAACCGAATCGAACAGATGGCGTCGGTTTCGACCAGCAAAAACTTGGTGGTCGCTTGATATTTCGGCCCGTTGTTCGGGCCTGCGGCGTTGGAAATGGTGTAAGACGCCAGCGGGGGTTCCGCTGGCGTCTGCACCATTGCATCTCCGCTGGGGGTTTGAGCAAGCCCCGCAAACTCTTGTACGTACACAAGTGCCATACGTTTCCCCTATTAGCCCGAGACGCCGATTTCGCCTTCCGCCTCGAAGGTCAGAGAGGTCGCAGCGCCCGCTAGCCCGGTCAAGTAGTCACCGGAGTCAAGGCGAACCTGCCCGTACCAGTCCACGTAGCTGTTGGCCGGGATGGAAGTTGCATTGTACGCAAATTCGGTGCCCGCCGCGCTTCCCCCCGTTGCACCGATGTAGAGCGATGCTGTCACCGCGCCGCCGGTTTTGTTCACGATGCGGATGTGCTTCAGGATGATGTACGGCTGCGTTTGCGTGTAGCCGGTCGGACCCGCAAGCGACGTGATCGCAGTGTTCAAAATGTTGGTCGCGGAAGCCGCCAAGGCGACCGGACCTATACGGATGATTCTATTCTGCATGACTCGAAAACTCCTATGTGCAAGTGATTGATGTTAAACGTCTACCCAATCTTCGTCAAAATAATGCGCGAGCCAGTAACCATGGTTGTCGGGTCGGCGCCCAACGTGGAATTTTGTGCCCATCGAACGCCGAAAGTACCTGCCACTGTGACCTGTATCGTTCCATCCGCCCGCAAAACACTCGGAGCAGAAGGGGCGATCGTTACCGTAGACATAATGAGCGTGTTTGTAATGGACGTGACGGAGGCAGGGCTTACAGTTCCAGCGGGAATCTCCAACGTGCTGAAAATAGGGTTAGCGATAGTGGCAGACCCCGCACCGAAATCCATCTGAAAGCCGCCGGTACCTGACGTGGCTTCGTAAACGAAAACCAATAGGTCAACGGCATACCAGCCAGTCTCATTGCAAGTGACTGTCAAGCCGGCTTCCGCTGCAAGCGTAGCGTTAGCTCTCGTAGTGTTGGCCGACAGAAAATTCGCCAGCCCCGTTGCTACTTGGGTAACCGTGCTAGCCAGTGGCGAACTGACTGCACCCACCGCACCAGATTGAGCAATGGTGAGCTGGCTAGCGATCGCTGTAGTGTTTGGCGCTGCGGTAAAACGAATAACCCCGCCGTCAACGCAGTTGACGACCAAATCCCCATTGGCGGAATCGCTTGCCAATGCGTTGCCACCATCGAGCCCAATACGGGCTTCGATCGTTCCCGCTTGAGCAAGTGATAGAAGGGCTCTATTCGTTGTCGCGCTGGAATTAATTTCTACAGAGGCGTTACCGCTACTCGCGTTAATGAGAATGCCTAAACCACTCGTTATGTTGATGGTGAGCGCTTGCGAACCAGGGAAGTTAACTGCCATAACCCCATTAACGGTGAGAGGGCCGCCGGGATACACCGATCCGATGCCGGTGAAATAATCATCATCGGGGATGTACTGATCCGCCCACATGATCCCTGGATCGGGAGCGCCAGGGCCTACGGGAATCCCATTGACGTAAAGCGCTTGCGCATTGAGAGAGCCGAGACCTTTATCGCCACCAGCCGGCGACGCTACGGTGGTGCCTCCGTCACCACTGACTTGAAAAAGGTTCACCCCGGCATAACTCTTGAGCTGCAAGGGCCAGTCCGAACCATTGGTGCCCGCGTTGACTTGAATGCCTTTCGAGCCCCCTGTCGTGCCATACCCATTGATCGTAAGCCCCACGCCACCAGTCACCGTTGTATTGATGATGGTGGGGCCATTAAGCGTTATCGTTTGCGAACTGGAAATGTTGAGCGCTTGCGTCAGCGTTGTGCCGGTGTACACGTTGAAGCTGGCAGAGTTAATCGCAAGCTGCCCGGTACTCGGCAAAAATCCAATGACCCCGAGTGTTGCCGCGGTGAAAGTGCCGATGGCGTTGAAAACAATGTTGTCAACGGTAGCCAACACGGTGCCGGAAACCGTGTGCGAATCGTTGATGCTCAATTGACCATTAACCGTGAAACTGCCAACGGCATTGGGGAGCCCTTGGAACCAGGCGTCTTCCCCAATCTGGTCGATATCGAGATACACCGCAGGCCCCGGCAACCCTTGCGGGCCGGTCGATCCGGTTGACCCTTGTGCGCCGGCTGGCCCTGTCAGACCTGGGGGCCCAATGTCGCCATCAGCACCGGGGTCCGCATCCATGAACACGGCTGGCCCTGTCGGTCCTACAGCGCCGGTCGATCCGGTTGACCCTTGTGCGCCGGCTGGCCCTGTCAGACCTGGAGGTCCAATGTCGCCATCAGCACCGGGGTCCGCATCCATGAACACGGCTGGCCCTGTCGGTCCTACGCCTCCTGTAAGCCCTTGGGCGCCGGGAGCGCCAGGGGGACCGATATCTCCGTCCCCGCCGTCTTGACCGTCTGCGCCGGGCGCTCCTTGCGGCCCTTGGGCGCCGGTAAAGCCCTGCATGCCTTGTAAGCCGGGAGGGCCATCGTTGCCGTCAACCCCATCGTCTCCGGCCAGCCCCGGCGGTCCTATGGGCCCTTGGGCGCCGGTAAGGCCCTGCATGCCTTGTAATCCGGGAGGGCCATCGTTGCCGTCAACCCCATCGTCCCCGGCCAGCCCCGGCGGCCCTATGGGGCCTTGAGCGCCGGTTGCGCCTGCCGCTCCGGGTGCGCCGATGACCCCATCATCCCCCGGCGCCCCATCATCACCGGGAGGCCCCTGCAAGCCGCTGGCGCCCACCAATCCGTTGATGCCAGGGGGCCCCCGATCCCCTTCGATGCCATTATCGTCCCACAGCATATGTGCGCCGATCGGTGCCGTGAGGTTGATCTGGACGTTGCCCACCAGCGAGCCGCCGCCTTGCAGGCCGGGGCCCGGAGTCAGGGAAACGGTTGACGTGCCGCTAGTGGTGCCCGTATCCGTGGTTTCGAGAGACGCCAAAAGCTGCGCGAGCTGCGCGAGGGTAATGGTGTTGGAACCGATTTCCGCAATGGTGGTTCCGACCGTGGCCGAACCCCCAGGGATGATGGATTTGCGCAACCCCCCAATGACTGGAATTTGGGTACGCTTAGCCACCGCTACCCGCCAAGAGTTGCGACGTTAAATCAGAGGGGCCTTGTACTTCAAAAATGGGTCGCCCGCTGGTGCTTAGAATGTTTCCTTTCCCATCTGGTTCGTGAGGATTTCGCGTTATCTCGAACCCTTGCTTTTCTAAGCGGTCGTACATTTTTGCCGCAGCATTAGATACTTTGGTGTCACTCACCAGTCGCAGCCCGTTGGCGCGAGCAAAGTTATATGCGTCAATCAACCGTTGCGTACCTTCCCCTGCCCCCTGCGCTGTTTGTTTTGTGAGACTCGCAGATATCTGCAACGCATCGCCACGCTTGCGAGCTATCGTCTGACCGTTGGGGCTGCGAAACACGAAACCGCCACCCTCCGCCGGTTCGGGTGACGGAATGGGGCCGGTTTTAGCCATGATGCCTTCGGGTACCCCTTGGCTCATTACTGCCGGATGATCTTTCAGGTTTTCAAGCAATGAGTTGAGGTCGGGTTCGTGCGTCTCTAACCCGCCGGATTCAAAATCCGCGTTGCGCTGAAACGGAATGCCCTCCTGCGCTGGCGCTCCCATCGGTCCCGCAGTCAGTTCCGGTGGTGGTGATTGCTCTACGCCATGCGCGAGCAAATCATGCAGCGAAATGTCGCCAGGGTGCGCGTTAACCGGAGCCGGCGGCTGTTGGTTCAGATTGAAGTGGTTGGCTCCGGTACCAAAGAAATCCCGTTGCGTTGGTGCGCCGGTTGCAAGCTGCGGTTGATGCGGCTCAAACGCCGTGCCCGGTGGCGGCGTCAATTCAAGCGGCCCCGGCAGCGGTTCTTCCGGCTCCGGAGGATCGAATAAATCCGCTAGCCGCGGGTCCTGCAATGCGCGGCCAGCGACTTCTGCCGCTCGCACCGGGTTGCCGCCCAACACGCGCCGCAGGATGTTTTGCACGGCCATCGAGCCCAACAATCCTGTGCCGGTGCCGATGGCGCCGCCCACAGGGCCGCCGATCGCGGTACCCAAGCTGCCGCCCAAAATAGGGCCGGTGATGTGCCGCGCAATTGCGCCCCCCGGAGTGCCTGATGCCCCAACCCCGCTGTCGGGCGTCGTGGCCGGCCCGAACCCACTGGACAACGGATACCGATTGGCTTGCTCTGCGATCAACTGCAATTCGCCGGTCAATCGACCAGGGTCTTGTCGCTGTAGCCGCGCCAATGTCGAACCCTTGACGCTGGTTCCTTGCAACGCCGATTGCACCGCATAGTTTTTGGCAAATGCGGTGCGTGCGTCTTGCCAGTCCTGCAAACTCACTGGCGACCTGGGGTTGCTCTCAAGCTGTTTGCCCACGAAATCTTCGTAAGCGTTAGCTACCCCTTGATATGCGTCCCCGATCGCGTGGGCATCCGGTTGATCCGATGCGTAGAACCTTGAAGCACGATCCCGCGCCTGCTGAATGTTGGCGAACAACTGATCCCTGGTCATCTCAGGTTGGCTCAGCATCGTCTGCTTGAGCGCATCCACATCGGGAGACTTGGGAAGCTGACTGGTGGTGTCCCCGATACTTGCGAGTGCGCCGCGCAGTTCCGGTGTCTGGATCAACGTGGGAGGCAACGCTTGGCGAGCTGCGTCATAGACTTTCGCGGGCCCTTGCGCGCGTGCTTTGGCGATACTCGCATAGCTCAAATCTTCATCAGGCGAAACCCCGGCGGCGCTTTTCGCCAAACGATCCATGACGGCTTGGTTCGTGAGCGTTTGGTGCGCAGCGAGCGGACCTGTGCCCACCACGTCTTCTCCTGCACGCGCCGCCAATCCTCCGCCACTTTTAGATGGAAGATTTTTGAACCCGACCGCTGACAATTGATTTTCAATATCCGTGATCGGTGCGGGAGGTCCCAACGTAGACGGTATCCCTTCAACTAAGCCGGCGGCCTTGCCCGCAAGTGCAGCCCCCGGCGCTATTTGCGCTCCCAGGTTGGCGACGTGCATGGCGCTGGAAGCCACGTCCCCTAGCGGCGTTCCGGTATCGGCAATCAATTGCTCCGTAGACTTGGCCGCTTCCGGTGCGTAGCGTTTTCGCAATTCTTCGATCGGAGTTTTTCCACTGGGATCGAGCTGGCGCAGTTCTTCATCTGAAATATCGAGCCCATTCGCCGTTCCGGGGAATAGCCCCTTGACGTTGCTGATAAGATTGCGGCCTGCTTCGCCTACCGGCACAGTCGGCAATGGTGCCGGCTTGCCGCCTTGTCCGGTCGCACGGTTGGCAAGCTCATTAAGTGCGTTGATGCCGCCGGGGATAATGTTAGCGAGCGCTGCGCCGCCCAACTCCCCTTCGCCCAACAACGTATTCCCGAAAGTCGCTGCTGGCCTTGGCGCATGGGCATCGTGAAACGCACGCAGCCGCGCGCCAAGTGCCGGATCGAGTTGGTCCGGCATTTCCACAACCGCGCCATCGGGCATGGTGACTGCGGCCATTAGAACCCCTTGCTCTTAAGGTACTGATCGAGCGACATGGGGGTTGCCCCGTTCGCGGGCGCCGTTCCCCCTGCGGGTGCGCCGGCTGTCGGGGTCGGTGCAGGCGCCCCATGCAACGTAGCTTTCGCTTTCGCAATCTGATCGTGCATGGCTGCTGTTCTGTTCGCCATATCTTGCTGCGCAATCGCATAGTTGCTTTCAAACTGCGCCGGGGCCAGGTCATCGGGAAACAGCTTCAAGCCTTCTTTCATGGCGTGATCCGTGATGCCTTGTGCGCCGGTCGCCATCGAAATGACACGCGCGTACTCGTTGCGCGCGGTGCTGAGCGCATTGTGATACGCCGACACTTGAGGGTCGCCAAACAACCCACCGCGGATTTTGTTGACGATCGTATTCGCCAACGGGCTGCCGGTCTGATCGGCTTCCGCCAATGCCTTGCGGGCCACGTCCAGATTCTTGAGCGCTGTTTGCTCCGACGAATCCGCAATACTGGTCCGCTTAGTCATATCCGTCAGCGTTGAGGTTTGAGCCTTTGAATCCGATGCGTTGCCCGCGGTATCGAGAGCCGTGGCTAGCGTAGGATGCTGAATCGGTGGCGCTCCGGTGGCAGTCGGAGGCAACGTGCCAGACGGCGGTGCTGCACCTTGAGGCCCATCCCAGGAGGGCGGATGCCAGTTCGGGTCCACGCTTTGAAACGCGGCAAAATCCAAAACCTTTTTGCGATCCGCCGCAGCCGATGCGCCCATGCCCATCGGGGGAAGTACCCCGAAATGGTTGTACTTTACCGCGGCGTTGTACGCGGCATCATCCGACAACGAAGCGCCGGCAGGCGCATGCGCCTGATGCTCTTTCAATGCCGCGGTAGCGCCATAAGACGCCGTTTCCGCAGCTCCTAGCGGCGTCTGGTTGACGGTTGGTGCTGGCATGCCCGCTGGCACGGTGTACTCTTTAGGCACCGCAACAGGTTCCGCTACCTTCCCTTGTAAACCCTGCTGCGCGGCAGTCGCCTCCGGAGTCCCAAGATTCGCTGTGTTGGATAGAATGCTGGTGTTGTGTGCTTTCTGCATTTCCATCAACGCGCCGATAGCGTCGCTTACTTTGCCGCCATGTTGCGCGAGAAAAGATTGCGCAATCATGTGCGCTTCGGAGGGTTGAAACATCGGCTTTCCGTTAGGCCCCAACGTGCCGGCGATCGTGTCTTCCAATTTGCCGCGCGCCGCCATCTCATCCTGTTCCATCTGAGCGTTGGTTAACGCTTGCTCCGTCTGCGCTGTGCGCAACCCGTTGGTGGCTTGACTGTTTGCCACAAATGCGTTGAGCGCAGGCCGATCCACCGGGTGGCCGAAAGCACCCGACAACGTATCGAAAAGTGAAGTGGTATCAGCCATAATTATCCCCAGGGATTTACAAGGTAGCCGCCCTGATTCAAGAACCCACTGGGGCTGGTACCCCCATAGATCGAGGCCCCTGATGAATCAAGGTCTCCGGCGTCGTTCATCGGGGATGCCCCGCTAAACAGCCCCGCGGTAGCTGCCGCTTGACCCCCTTTCTGTAGAACACCGCCCAACAACGATAGCCAGGGACTCTGTTGTCCCGCTGCCTGCGCCCGGAGCTGATCGGCAAAGTTCTGCGTGTACGATTGCGCGCCCAACAAGTTCAAGTTGGTGCCCAACGTGTTCATCGCAAGCCCTTCGTTCTGCCGTTGCCGGGTTGCGGCGTCGATATTGCCCATTTCACCGGCCAACTCGTTGCCGAAACTTTCGACCTGGTTTTGAGAGTTTGCAATGTCACTCTTGTAGCGCGGGTCCGCATTCAAGTTGGTGGGCAACGATGAAGTCGGCTGCCCAAACAGAATTGACGCGCCGCCGTTGCCGCCTTGCTGCGTACCGGCTGCGTTCCTGCGAAGCACGTCCACGTACTTTCCGGTGGCCTGCGCGGCAAGCTGGTCTGGGGTGTTCTGTGCAATCTGCGCCGTCAACGCTTTGACCTGACCATTGCCCTGTTGCTGCAACCGTTGCTGATCGAGGATGCTTTGCACTTCCGCGGATTGCTGGCGAGAATTGGCCGCGTTTTGGTTGGCATATTGCACACCGCTGCCTACTGCCGCAATCGCCGCTGGAATCCAAAATGCTTCTGTACCCATGGCTAGACCTTCTTAGGGCCGGGGGGATACGCCGCGCCCCTCGCTTGTGGTTTGAATGCATGCGTTTTGTAAAGCGACACGGCTTGCGCGATATCCTTGTTTGCGCTGCCGGCAGCCGCGCGCCCCGCGTAGCTGCCCGCGCTGATGGAGCGCCCTTCCATGTTCAAGTTGGACGGCGAAAAAGATGAAGGTTTTTGCGCAAAGAACTTAGTACCCATAAGGCGCCCCCGGTTGTGGGCGGAATATCTTGTTAGGATTCGGCGGTTGAGCCCCCGCGCCCATGGCCGCCTGTACGTACGGATTGGGCTGCGTATCCTGCGATTGCCAGCCCGCTTGCGCCCCCGGACCTCCAGGTGCGTACCCGGCATTAGCTGCCGCTAGCGTTGGCGTTACTCCCGCGTAGGGGCCTGCCTGATTCGTGGAATTGGCGTTCTCTGCTTGCTGTTGCTGCCACTTGTGCGCGCCGGGAAGGTCCAACGCTTGCGCCAAGGGGTCGTAGCTGGCCATTTTCGAGAAGAAAGTACCTGTGCCCATGTCAACCCCAAATACTGTTGCTAGACGTGCCGCCATAGATGCTACCGATGGGCGACTGTTGCGCCTTTCGGTTAGCCGCCGCTGTCTGTTCGTTCTGGTAGATGCCCGCCGTCCCGCTGAAAAGATTGTTGATCGCGTTGGCGTTCCCGTAATTCTGCGCCGCGCTGAGAGCTGCGTTCTGCGCCTCTGCCACTTGGGTCGGTATCGTGCCGACATAGTTGCCCTGCTGCGCCAAGCTGATGAGCTGATTCTTGGCGTTGATATCGGACTGCTGTAGCGCGGCCTGCCCGCTCTGCGCCGCTTGGGATGCTTGCAGCAACCCCTGCGCATAATCTTTTTGAAGTTGCGTATTCGAGTCCGCCGCTGCCGATCCGCCGGTCAATCCACTGCGCGCGTTGGCAAACTTCAGGTTGCGCGCATTCGTGGCCTCTTGCGTGTTGACCTGGTTGGTATAGTAATCCTGTAGGTTCTGACCGTACTGCTGATACTGCGCCTGTCGATTCGGAGAATTGTAGGCGTTGTTGATCGCAGCGACAGACTGTTGAATCTGCTGTTGCTGTTGCTGTTGCTCGGCGGTTGCGGCATTGGCGGCAGAGTTGGACGTGCCCATTACGCCACCTTCAACCGGACAAAAGCCACGGCATCATCCCCATTGGCGCAATACCCGCGTCGGGTACCTTCATTGCGATACCCTAGCACGCGATACCATGACTCCAATTCGGGGCGCTGCTTCACGCGCGTCGCCGGCACGATGCACTCCAGCCGATGCGCGCCGCCGGCCATCATCGAATCCATGATCCGCCGGCAGTTGCGCGTCACGGAAAACCAATACTTGCGCTCCCATGCCTGCGAAGTCGTCAGCATGTAGTCGCGCCACACACCGGGACGCTGCTGCGCAAAGCCGCCGACCGCAATCGGGATGCCATCATCCTTGGCAACCCACTTCGGCCCCGGCACCATGAAGTTACCTACCGCTACCGAATCAATATCGTACGGTTGGCCCACCATCGCTTCGACTTGCGCCCGTTCGTCTTCCGGCAACACGCACGCCACTTTGACAAAATCGAGCAAGAACGGATCGGTATAAACTTGCATCATCCGGTGGTGCCTCCCGCAGACGTGGGGACTTCGTTGACATAGAAGCTGGACGCCTGCCAACTCCACGCCTGATTGCCCGCAAAAGTCAGAATGAGTGTGAAACTTGGCGCGGTCATCGGGAACGGCAGCGGCTGACCCGGCACCGTGTCGCCGGCGTTGATGGTGTACTGCGCAGTCACGTTTTGCGATGAGCTAAACCCCGCGTTGTCGTTGAACGTCGTAGGGTCGTTTTGCGCCCAACCAATTTGCACGTCCACTTGTCCGCTGCCAATAAGGTCAACGCCAACCAGCTCTTTCTCGATACCCAACGTGCCCACATCCACATAAGGCGTCTGAATGATTCCAGTGAACGACGTATTTGCGCCCCCTGAATCATCCACGAGCGTATTGGCATCCACTTGCCACACGAGGTTGCCGGCGGTGCGCAGGTAAAGAATGCCGCCGTTCAATGTCCAATCCGTGATGGTGTCCGGAAAGATATAGCGACTCCACGTCTTCAGTTGCTCGCCATTGACGGTGAACACAAAAGCCTGCGGGCCGAAAAACAGCCAATACTGCCCGCGCCCCGGATAGTACAAGGATAGCGGCTGGTACGTTCCCGCTTGGAGCTGCGCCAACACAAGAGGGTCCACAGGTTGCCCGCTGCTGCCCACTTGCATGTTGGCAGTGGCGCCTACGGTGCCCAAGTTGCGGACGCCAACTTCCGTCAAAAACAGCAAATCATTGGCGACTGTCTGCGCCGCTCGCGTGTAGATCGAGCCCACCGGCTGCGCATCCAGAATCGCCATGTTGGCGGGGTCTGGATCGGTCTGCCACATTTGGTATCCGCCCGCATTGAACACCATCAAGTTCGATCGATAGAGCGTCAACACCGCTGCCGGATTGTCCCCGTAGTTGTTGAGGCCGGTCGGCAAATACCCCGCGTTGTTGGAGCTGGTCCAATCGGTGGGGTCCACGGCTGCGGAAAAGTCCACAATGTCTTTATCGATCGCGAACACATGCGACGAGTTGAGTGCAACGCCGATCGTGTTGGGGCACTTTGTATCCGTAATCTGCCGAGTGTTGACAAGCCAATTGATGCTGGTG